CGCCATGCGCCTTGCTAAACCCACACCCATACGCCTGACGCCTGAACTGCTCCGCTGGCTTGACCGCTGGCGTGGTGATCGCATGTCACGTGCAACCGCCATCCGCATCCTCCTTGAGCAAGCAATCAACCCATGCGGCCTGCTGCAGGAGCTGATCGAGGCATGAGTGACTACCAAGAGTTCCTGGAGCGTAAGCAGCAGATCGGCGTTGATCATGGCTTTGAGCCAGTCTTCATGCCTGATCAGTTGTTTGATTTCCAGCGTGCATTAGTGCAATGGGCAGTTCGTAAAGGTCGCGCTGCAATTTTTGCAGATTGCGGCCTTGGTAAAACTGCCATGCAGCTGACATGGGCCGAAAATGTAGCGCGTCACACTGACCGGCCGGTTTTGATCTTGACGCCACTAGCAGTTGCTGCGCAAACCATCCGCGAGGGTGAAAAGTTCGGTATTGAATGCCACCGCTCTAGTGATGGCAGCGTACCGGGACGGATTGTTGTCAGCAATTATGATCGGTTGCATTTATTCAATCCTTCTGACTTTGTGGCTGTTGTCTGTGATGAGTCAAGCATTCTAAAGTCGTTCAATGGCTCAACCAGAAAGGCGATCACGCGATTTATGGCGAAGATGCCTTACAGGTTGCTTTGCACCGCAACGGCTGCACCAAACGACTACACCGAACTTGGCAACTCATCAGAAGCACTAGGAGAGTTGAGCTACAGCGACATGCTGCGCCGTTTTTTCACTCAGCTTGACGATAAAGGGCAAAAGCGTGAAGAGCGTTTGCAGCAATCTGCGGAGGCAATGATCAGTGCTAATGCCAACTATTACAAGAAGCTTGCATTTCGGGTGTCGCAGACCATTGGCCAGTGGCGCCTTAAGCATCACGCCCGCGATCACTTTTGGCGTTGGGTTGCAAGCTGGGCGAGGGCTTGTCGGATGCCGTCTGATATTGGCTGCTCAAACGATGGATTTGTGTTGCCGCCGCTGGTAGAGCGTGATCATATCATTACTCCGGCCGCCCCGCCGGATGGGATGCTGTTTTCGATACCTGCATTCGGGCTTGCCGAAGAGCGCGAAGAGCGTAAGCGCACCATCAGTGAGCGGTGCCAATTTGCGGCTGATCTGGTGAATCATGATCGCCCTGCGGTGATCTGGTGCCATACAAATGCCGAAGGTGATCTACTGGAGCAGTTAATTCCAGATGCCGCCCAGGTTGCTGGCAGAACACCAGACGATCGTAAGGTGCAACTGTACGAGGCATTTGCCACTGGTCAGCAACGAGTGCTGATCATTAAACCGAAGATTGGCGCATGGGGATTGAACTGGCAGCATTGCGCCCATGTTGTGACTTTTGCTAGTCACAGTTATGAGCAGTATTATCAATCAGTCAGACGCTGCTGGAGATTTGGCCAGCAGAATACCGTTCAGCTTGATGTGATCGCCACCGAAGGTGAAGCCAGAGTTCTGGCCAATATGCGCAACAAGGCTGAACGAGCGTTTGCCATGTTTGAAGAACTGGTAGGACAGATGAATAATGCAACCACGATCAAACGCACCAACGACTACACAACTACACCGAGGCTCCCACAATGGCTGTAAAAGACCAACTGACCACAGACCGCTTTGCGATTTACAACGGTGACTGCATTGAAGTGATGCAAGGTTTGCCGGATGAATCCGTCCACCTAACTGTTTATTCGCCGCCATTTGCTGGCCTGTATCAGTACAGCAGTGATGACCGCGATATGTCGAACTGCTTAAACTATGATGAGTTCTTCGATCACTACGGGTTTTGTATTGACGAGATTTCAAGGCTAACAATGCCGGGCCGTATCTCTGCTGTGCATTGCATGGATATTCCACTAAGCAATGCTGGCTGTGATGCAATGTTTGATTTGCCAGGCCGTATTATCCGCGAACATGAAGCACGTGGTTTTGCTTATGGTGGCCGTCGTGTGATATGGAAAGAACCGCTGATGGTTCGCAATCGAACGATGATGAAAAGCTTGCATCATAAAACACTGTGCGAGGATTCAACGCGCAACAGCATTGCAAACGCTGATTACTTATTGATGTTTCGCCGTAAGGGTGAAAATCCAGTTCCGGTAACCCATGAAGTGGGTTTGATGCATTACAGCGGTGAGCGATCAATTCCAGCTGATCTGCTTGGGTTTCGAGGTATGCGCGGCGATCAAAAGAAAAATCAGTTTAGCCAGTGGATTTGGAGGCAATATGCATCTAGCGTTTGGGACGACATTCGGATTGATAACGTATTGCAGTTTCGTACTGCTAAGGATGGAGAGGATGAGAAGCATGTGCACCCTCTGCAGCTTGATGTGATTGATCGTGCGGTGGTGATGTGGAGCAACCCAGGCGAGACTGTACTAACTCCATTTATGGGTGTCGGTAGTGAGGTTTACGGTGCAGTGCAGGCCGGCAGGCGTGGTATTGGCATTGAGCTGAAGCCTAGTTATTACCGCCAAGCTGTACGCAATCTTGAAATTGCATCAACATTACAGGGTGATGCAGATCAAACTGAACTGCAGCTGCAATGATCACCCTACGTCAATACCAACAAGATCTAGTTGATCAAATCCGCCTGCAGTATCAGTTCAGCAAGCGGTCAGTGCTAGCGGTGCTACCAACTGGTGGCGGCAAGACGCGGATCTTCAGCCATATCGCTGAAGCTGCTAGCCGCAAAGGCAGCAGGGTGCTGATCCTTGTGCATCGCGCTGAACTGCTCGATCAAGCTAGTGCAAACTTGCCATTTCACCATGGCATCATCGCCGCTGGACGCAGCATGGACTTAAGCCATGGCGTGCAGGTAGCAAGTGTGCAAACCGTCGTGCGGCGACTGCATCTACTACCGCGTGATCACTTCCACCTGATCGTGGTTGATGAAGCGCATCACACGACTGCTAACGCGTGGTCTCGCACGTTGGAGCATTTCCATACTGCCAAGCTGTTGGGCGTAACGGCAACACCGATCAGAAGTGACGGCCGCGGCCTCGGGGAGCATTATCAAGCGATGGTGCAGGGCCCTGATGCAGCATGGCTGACGGATAATGGCTACCTCGCGACAGCGCGAGTGCTGGCGCCACCTGGCTTTAGCGCTGACGGTATCAAAAAGCGAATGGGTGATTTTGACACCCGTGAAGCTGAAGATCGCGTGCGTGCAATCCATGGCGACTGCGTTAGCCATTATCGGCAGCATTTAGGCGGTAATACTGCCATTGCGTTTTGCTGCTCTGTTGCTCATGCTGAAGCGGTAGCTGCTGTATTCAATGCAGCTGGTATTGCTGCCGCCAGCATCGACGGCACCATGGATGGTTACACCAGGCGTCATCTACTGGAGCAGCTTGGTGCCGGTCGTATCAAGGTGCTGACCAGCTGTGCATTGATTGGTGAGGGCATTGATGTGCCGTCAGTTGGAGGATGCCTGCTATTGCGACCGACAGCTAGCGTGGCATTGCACCTGCAGATGATCGGCCGATGCTTGCGGCCATCAGGCGATAAGGTGGCTGTTGTGCTCGATCACGTTGGCAACTGCCTGCGGCTTGGCCATCACCTAGAGCACAGTGAGTGGACGCTGGAGGGGCTTAAGAAACGCGACCGCGAAAAGGCGCCAAGCGTTAAGGTATGCCCGCAGTGTTTTGCGGCAATGGCCAGCCAGGCTAGGCAGTGTCAAGAGTGCGGTCATCAGTTTGCACCGGAAGTGCGTGAGCTGGAACAGGTTGACGGCGAGTTGGTGGAGCTGCTGCGCACTGAACGCAAACGACAGCAAGGCAGTGCGCAAACGCTGGAGCAGCTGCGGGAGCTTGGCCGGCAGCGCGGCCACCGCCCAGGATGGGCAGAACGTGTGTATCAAGCCAGGCTGGCGAAGCGGTATGGCATCTGAACAAACGATCCAGCAGCGGATACGGCTTGCATGCAGCCGCGGCCCGGTGCGGTTGTACCGCAACAACTGCGGTGTACTGCTCGATCGTCGTGGTGTACCGGTGCGATATGGGTTGCAGCCTGGCAGCAGCGACCTGATCGGATGGCGTACGGTCACCGTGACGCCTGACATGGTGGGGCAGACGGTAGCGGTGTTCTGCAGCCTTGAGGTGAAGGCCGAACGCGGGCGCATTAGTGCTGAGCAGCAGCAGTGGCTGTCAGCGATTGACGGCGCTGGCGGCATCGCCGGTGTCGTGCGCAGCGTTGAGGATGCTGAGGCATTGTTACGTATCACAACTGACC